GGTACACCCTAATGTTATGAAAATATATGTTAAATGGAACAGGCTTAGGAGACAGGCTGGCACAATATGCATTTACATCCTGTGCTGCCGCATCTTCACGATCTAAGGCATCACTAATGATTCTATGGGCATCTGTAATTTTGCTCAAGTCTGTGCAGTATAGATAGTAAACTACCTGTTCTCTTTTATGTCTATAAAACGGAGTTGGTCTAAATCTAATTAATCTTTCATATTGAACAAGAAGCGGATCATCTACGCCAGGTGCTCCAATATAATTTTTAAATACATCTTCGATGTTGGTTGGAGTAGTGGGGAATAAAGGAACCATTTGTTCGTACCCGCTCAGAATACCAAACATTTTTAATTGCTCAACAACATACTGGTTTATGAATATAGGTGGAAAGGATGTGTCTGTTATTTTAGATACATATGGCATGATGTTATTCTACCTCAATCTTAGCATTTGTAATCCATTTATAGCCAGTAGAGATACCTTTTGATTTACCTCGCTTGGCTCCAGCAGCAATATTTTGCTTAAATATTTTTGGCTTCTTGATATAGTCAAATAATCCACTTGCTCTTAAAAATCCTTGAGTAAAATATCTTTGCATAAATTCGTCAAAAACTCTTTCAAATGACCCCTGCACTTCTTCTCCGCCAGGATTTCTAACAGTTATTGGCTTCTTTACAAATATAGTTTCTCCACCTTCATAAAATCTTAAAACAGAGTTTGCTTTTGGTTTGATAACTACTGGAATTCCTTCTTCCATAATTCTTGCTTTATTATAAAATGGAGTATTGCTATTTGCCTGTATTGTTCTAGACTGTCTAAATGTAGAACTAACTGATAGACCAAGATTGCTTACAGTGTAATCAATGTCAAATAGTCTTGCTGCAGGGCTTCCTGTTTGATACCATTCATAAACATGGTGTAATGCACTTCTATCTGCCTTAGCCTCAATATCTATATATTGTCCTAAAGAAAGAATAGTTGCTTTACCTAAGTTATCTAAGAATACTTTTTTACCACGCTGTACGCCCTCTAAAAATCCAAGAGAATATTGTGCAATATTAATTAATTGCTTCTCAAAACTATTTACTGTAAGGGCTACTCTCATTAGTCACCTACCGCTTGATTTTCTGTTCTACGCCACAGCATTCTATAATATTCAATATTTCCAAATGGATTAATAAATGGTTCAATTGTTCCAACTTCATATATTGTTCCACGACCCATTCTTGGTCCAGCAGTTTCTTTGTAGATGAGTGTGTCTGATGCATTTCTAATATTTGTTACCAAAATATTGCTAACTGCATTGTTTGTTCCATCTCCAGAAATACGAATGTCTGACTTAGATCTTGCCACTAACTTGCCATCGTATTGTAAAAATACCTCTGGCTTTAATTCATCTGTTCCAGCGCCACCAACAGTGGTTGCATTACAAACTACAGTTCTATCAAATACCCATTCTTTATTTGGCTGACCATATTGGTTTTGAGTAATAATTGGATAATAGATATCCGCTTTCATTGGGTATATAAAATCTGTGGTTTCACAGGTATTCATTATAATACTCCAGGCGAACCAAAATTGGTTATATATTTCTCCAAGATTTTATCTACTAAAAGATTTCCAGTTCCAAAGAAAGATCCCTTGTCTACCTGAACTCTAAACTGATCTGTTGAATAGTTTGTAATATATCTCTTATGATATTCTAATCTTCCACACTTTAAATCATCAATAAGCATTAAAGTTGCATCTTTAATATCATAAGGAACTACTTTATATCCCGTCGCTAACTGGAATAAATAATTCCAGCCCATTGGGAATGTTACTCCTGGGGCTACAGCAATTGTATTTGGACTATCTTCTGAATCATACATATATATAGAATCAGAGTAGGCTAGTGGAACACCTCTTGGAAAACTTGCTTGACGAATATAAGAATCTGATTGCTGTGTCCAGTCTTTAATAATAGCAGTCTTGTCTTTTGTTAAAAGGTAATTCCATTGTCCATCACCCTGTGCTTGTGGGCTATCATCATAATCCCAAACAAGTTGATTATTTTCGTATGCCTTCAAAATTAAATATACTCTATCCCATACTGGCATAAAGTCTGTGTTATTTCCAATTGGCTCATACCAAGAGCGTTCATAATAAAATCCTCCAGGAACAATTGAATCAATAATTGCTCTTGCTAATCCCTCATAATATGTATAATCTTTGATCTCAGTTGCGGTAGTTCCAAGTGAACTTGGATCCACATATGGTCGCATAATCTCAAGATTATCTTCTACTACAATATCGCCCTCTTCTGCACTTGTAGAAGCAGTAGTATAAACTGCATCATAAATTGTCAAAGCATAAGACTCATCATATGTATTAAACATATCTGGAAGAGTATATGTAATTTGAGAACTTGCTGAAGATGTTATTGTTGCTGTAACATCATTTACATTTCGTGTACCCTCATTAATAACCAAAACATAATCAGTATTTGGCTCTGGTACATCGTATGTAATTGAGAGCGGATATGGTGGGAGTCTTAGGATCTGCATTATACTTTACCGTAATGTTTGGCTACCTCTTCAGGCGTTGCTGTTCGCACTGCCTTATGCTTTAGCCACTTTTCGGATACCTCCTTGGTAACAATATTATAACCCTTTTGAAGTTGCCCCACGCCATTCCAATGTAGGTTTCTTTCTGAAAATACCGCCACCTTTTCTTGGACGGTATCTGACTTTACTTCTTGATGATCTTCTCTAGGAACAAAAGGTAAAATCGCTTCTAGTAATTCTAGTTTTGTCGTTGCGCCAAATAAATCAATATCATTTTTCTTTGCATATGATTTTAATTGTGGTACTGTCATTTTATTAAATTTTTCTACTACTTCTTTTGTTGTTGCCATTTTATCCTCCACTGCTATTATATCAGAAATGCCTATTTATATAAACTTTGTGGTTTTCTTACTCCAGAAGGAGTACCACTTACAATTACATTATCTCCAAAGTTTGCTGTTGGTATACAACCAAGAGCATATTTTTGTGTTATTACTCCATTAGGTCCACTAATGATTGTTCCTATACCGCCAACTGCAATACACCCATCACCACTATGTTGATGATTTACTGTTGGTTCTCCTGGATATGACATTTGTTCTCCTAATGTGATTAAGGAGGACAGTCGTTAAACTGCCCTCCTTATCGTTTAGTTTTTACAAACTATGCAGTTGGGTCGACGGCTGCATCTGCGTAAGCAACTGCATCCTGCTCTTCCCATTGAATACCAAAGCGGACGAATACTGTGTATTCAATTGTATCCTTCTTTGGCTTGTACTCACGGTTTACCGTGATATCACGCTGGAAGCCCCAAACACGGTTTGCAGGGAATGTCAAATCGACATAATCTGCTGGGTAGTAAGGTACTTCCATAACATCAATTCCGAGAACACGAGTTGTACGTGCTCCACCGAATGTCTGTCCAACACCATCAAGGTATTGCTGACGATTACGCTCTGTACCGCCAGTACGTGGTGCAAACGCTTCAGCAATAGCATCAGCGAGTGTACCGTTATTCTTAACAATTCCCTGGAAAGCATCTGTACCAGCATAGAACTTTAGGTTCTGCTTGACAGCACGATACTTACGTGGCATTGCAAGAATAATGTCCTGCATGACTTCTGTTGTCCAGTTGTCATCGGTTACAGTAACGAGTGCTTCGTGAGCATCTCCGTCATTCTGTACCTTGTAAACGAAACCTTCCATGATTGAAAGGAAGTCGCCTGTTGAACCATCACCATTAATAGCGAGGTCTTCGATATCGTTAGCAAATGCATTGGTCATCAAGCGAACTAGATGATCTTCCAACGCACCTCCTTCAATATTGTCTTCAAGTGATTCTGTAGATACTTCCCAATCAAGACGAATCTTTTTGGTTGTAAGTTCTACCTTTGTGAATGTAGCACCTGTATTTGTGTAGTCATTGCTTGCCTGTGCAGCAGCACGGATTACACGCTCACCAACGTTAACCTTTTCGATTTCCATGGTGTTTGCTCGCATTGTAACTCTACGACCATCCTTGGCGAGAACTGTTGCATCCCACACGTAGTCGATGAAGCGGCGAGCCTGCTCTGGCAAAAGAATACCACCTGGAGTACCAGTTGGATTTACAGCGTTTG